GGAGACTACTATGGCTAACATAGACCAAGCATTTGGTTTAAGACCAATAGCTAAAGTTGGTTCTGCCCCAGGCGGAACTACTGGTACTACTAAATACTCTATTGCAAGTGGCGCAAGCGGAATTTTTACTGGCGATCCAGTTAAACAAGCAAACGACGGAACAGTCGTTGTAGCAACAGCAGGCGACGCTATAAGAGGAGTATTTATGGGATGTTTCTATACAGACCCAAGTACATCAAAGCCTAGATTTAATAATAC